TGAGGCATAAATATACAATTAGATATAAATATATATAACACAAAATAAAAAGACTATCAAGTATAAACCTGATAGTCTCGGAGGTATTCTATTATGAACTATGAAACGTCATCCGTGTTAGATGACTAATCGCTTATGAAAGGGTAATTTCGCCATGAAATCAGCGTTGACTCCCCAAACATCCTCGATGGGAACTCAAATACATCTTTGAATGGAAATTGGCAGTTTATTTAGAGTCATCAATAACATTTCTATCAAAGGAGCAGCGACTAACTACAGTATACACCCAGGATTCATATAATTAAACATATTATGATATATAAATATATATCCTATGAATGGCAAAAAAGAAAAAGAAAAGA